TTGTTCTCGGTCGCGCATTAGCGGGCGCCCTGTTGCGAAAGAAGGGTGGAAAGAAGTATTTGCCGGGAAAGCGCGGGCCATTGCGCGGCTGACTGCGTGACTGTGGCTGGAGCCTGGGCCATTGCCGGGCCAGAGCGCATGAGAGCGGCAGCCATTTCAGCGTTCCTGCTTGTCATATTGGTAGCGCCATGTCGTGCGGCTGCGCCAATAGCGGGAACCACAAGGGCAGAAAGCCCGGCAGCGGCAGGACCGCCCGAAAGATAAGCGCCACCCGCAGCCGGGATAACGCCGGTCGGTGCCCACTTTCCCAGCCACCGCAAAGCGTTTCCCAATGCATCGCCATTCGCAACCTTCGCAATGGCGTCCCGTTCCTCTTCGGTGAATGCTGCCGCTCTTGTCGGGTCTTTGATGAATTGCTTTTGCAAATTCCTGAATTGCTGGCGCAGCGCATTTTCATAACCGGATTGCGTAAGCCTGCTTTTATCGGCTTCCGCCAGATCAATAAGTTTCTGAATCTCCGTGGCCTTGAACTCGCGCTGGGCGAGCGCGCGGGCCTCCTTCAAGATTGGAACGGCTGTGGCCGGATCGCCGGTAAGAACGTCCTGAGGGCCGATGCCGTCCAGATACTTGTCCAGACCGTCCTTGACCTTCATCACAAGGCGCAAATCACCGCCATTGGCGTTAGGCCCCGCCGCCTGTTCGGCTGCATGGCCCACCGCCTGCCGGATCGCATCGGCGCGGGCGAGAGACAGGGGTGCCCCGCTGGCAGCCTCGTCCTGAATTATCTGAAGCGCTGAAAGGGCGTTCTTGTGAATGTCGGCCTGCACAACGTTGTTCTTGGTCAGATCGCGCCCAAGGTCGCTGGCGAATTGCTGGAAGGAATTGGGGCTGATAACCACCCCGGCCTGATCCGCCGCCTTATAGGTCACGTCCTTTGCCTGCTTGAGCTGGTCAAGCGTGGGAGCCCATGGCTGGCTCGTTTTGGGGGTAAGCAGCCCTTCGGCAAGACCTTCGCCCACGCCGCCAATCATGGCCGCTCCACCGCGCGCCCAAGGCTCGGCGGTTGTCCCCTTGGTCAATTGCCCCGCCGTTTCGGAGAGCAGCGCAGGGGCCAGGACACGGGCTGCACGAGCGCCGATGCCGCCCGGCGCAATTGCATTGGGCAGAAATGCACCTACTGCCCCGGCATATTCTCCAGCCATGCTTTGCGGTTTGTGCTCACCCCCGAACGGCGAGAAAACCGTCTGATCCAAGGCTTGTGAAGTCGGTAGCGGCGCGCTTGCCACCGAAGCGGGCAATGGCACCGGAATTGGAAGTCCAGCCACATTGCCAAGATGCCAGCCCGTAACATTCTGGAGTGCTTTGGAAGCATCCCCCGCCATACCGGCCAGACCCGTAATACTTTTCACAGCCTTTGTCCCGAAGGACTTCAGCATGTCCATGGGAACGCTGTCAGGCTGTTGCTCTGGTGCAGACGCGGCGCGCATGGCCTTGATCTGGTCGGCAAAATGCTGGGCATCGGCGGTATTACCCGCTGCGTCGGCAGCCTTCAGTCCGGCCAGCAATTGAGCCTCCGTCGCCATTATTTGATCCCGTATTTCTTGAGAAGAGCATCCGTCGCGTTATTGGTGCCGCCCTCCAGCTCGACCTTTGTTTCAGGAGCAAGCCGCTCATCAAAATCACTGCGGCCTGTGGTATCGGTGTATTGCTTTTTGAGGCCGCGAAGCTGTCCGGCCATCAATTCCTTGTAGGTGTTGATGACGCCGCGAAGCTGGGCCGGTGAATTGGCCCGGTTGATCTGGTTCTGGGCATTTTCACGGTCTGCCAGCGCGCCGCCACCGCCAACAATGGCCTTGATGATTTCGTCTCCGACAATGGCTTTTGCCGCATCGAAATTCGTGGGCGCGGGATGGCCGGTTTCCTGCGAAATCGCATTGCCAAGCTTGTTGAATGTCTGAATGTCGCCATTGTTTAGCGCGCCGACAAGCCCGTCCAGTGTATTCAGGTGCGAGATACCAACATTGAACGAGCGCAACAAATCGCCTTGCTTGCCGGTGGAAAACGCCGATACGGATTTAACGGTCTTGCCGAAATCTGCCGCGAACTGGGCTACATCTTCCGCCGTGGCGTTGGGGTGTTCCTCCACATACCGCTGGGCCGCGAGAGCCGCGGCCGAACGCGCCTGACCGCTCGCGATCTTGCCCGCACCGCCAGGCGTGTAGGGCTGCCCATCGAGGGTTAACGCCGCGCCACTATTCAAGTCATAGCGGTATTGCTTGTTTGTCGATGGATCGGTGAGAATCTGCCAGTTGCCCTTTGCGGCAGACGCAGCCGCCCTCGATGCAGCAAGATTTCCCTCCTGCTTGTAGCGCTCCTGTGACATGGGCGCTTCAGGCTGCGGCGCGAAGGTGGTGCCGGGAGCCGTGTTATAGGGGTCATAAGCCGTGCCATTGGACACATCGACCTTGGGCCTGGCCTTGATGCCATCCAGATATTTCGTATTGCCCTGCTTATCCAGCACAAAGGCATTGCCCTGCTGGTCGTATTGCGGTGTTTCGCTGTATTGCTGGGCGGCATCAAGAATGATCCTGCCTGTGGTCGGATCAACAAGACGGTCGTTTACGCTGGCTGTGATGGGCTTCTGTGGCGCACCTAGTCCAAGTCCCTGCAACACCTGCGGCGCAACGGCGTCAGGCGTAATTACTCCGGTGTTGAGCAATTGCGCGATCTGGGATCGCTTCTGCGCGTTCGCATCGGACGGAAGAGACGGAATGGCTGCATCAACGTTGCCGCCACCTGACAACGCCATCGGCGTTGATGGGCCACCGCCAGTTGCCGTGCCGGAATAATTCTCAGGGGCGAGCACTCCTGCCAGCGCTTCATTACCGGCCTTGGCCTTGGCATCCTGCGCATCGACAGACTTTTTCATCTGCCATGTGTTGAGTAATTGAGCCAGCGTATTGCCGAGCGCCTGCCCTGGATACTGCGACTGCGGCTGTCCCTGCGCCAATGTGCGCGCCAACATCTGCTGATATAGAGGACTGTCGAGATAGCTCATGCCACCCTCGCATAGTCCACGGCATAGAAGCCGTTGCGCTCATGAACCGCCAGAGGATCAATCATCATCATGTCCTGCGCCATGACGCCGACAATTTCCGTCTCGGGCTTGTTCTTGTAGCTGTAGAGATAAAGCGGCGTACCGTTCGCGGTATGGCCTGCGAGCCGGATATTGGTCTTGAGGCGCGCGTCGGAGGCGAGAATTGCCGCGCTTCCCAGCGTGCCGGCCAGGTTTCCAAGACCTCCCCACATGGCGTTGTTCGCCTGAAGTTGGGCGTTGTAATTGTTCTGCTGCGCCTGCTGGTTCAGCCCATAGGCTCCCAGCACATCCGTAGGCGCGATATTCACGCCGAAATTCGGCGCACCCTGCGGCACCTGAATACCGCCGCCCAATCCAAGAAGCGTGGCGATTTCATTGATCGGCTGCGAGCGCTGCAAAATCTGCTCGTTGATCGCCTGCTGGCGCGCCTGGTTCTGCAACGCGGCATTGGCCTGCGCCTGACTGAACGCCTGCCCTTGCGCGGTATTGTAGAAGCTGGCGAGAGCTTGATTGTTACCGGTCTGCTGCTGGGCTGCCTGATTGAACGCCTGCTGCTGGGCGCTGTTCTGCCCGAACTGCTGGGCCTGCGCCTGATTTGCAAATTGGCCGCCGCCGAGCAATTGGGCATAAAGCTGCTGCTGGGCCGCGTTCTGGGCTGCCTGCGATGCCTGGTTCTGGCCGAACTGGTTCTGAAGGGCCTGGTTGGTGAACTGTCCGGAACCGAGTGCCTGGTTATAGCCCTGCTGCTGGGCGGCATTGCCGAATGCTGCCGCGCCCTGGTTTTGATTGTATTGCTGGCCTGCCGTGGCGTTCTGGAACTGGCCTGTTGCAAGCTGCTGCTGGAGCAGGTTGTTGAGAGCATCGTTTGCGAACTGCCCTCCCTGAAGGTTCTGGCCGAATTGCTGGCCCTGGGCATTGTTGGCGAATGTCCCCTGCGCCTGCCGCTGGCCGAACGCATTCTGGTTTGCTGCGAGAGCCTGATTGAAGAGGGTATTCTGTTCCTGATTTCCGGCCAGATACGCCTGAGCCTGCGCATCGTTGCGAGCGCGGTTGAGCGTGTCCATCGCGGTATCGTAACCGGCGCTGCCCTGCTGAATGCCTTGGGCATTGAGCTGGGCCTGTGTGTTTTCCTGCTGTCTGGCCCAATCCTGGTTGAAACGCTGCATGAGCGCATTCGTTGTCGCATCGCCCTGAGCGGCGAAGTCGTTGGCGGTCAGAGGCGTTGAGGGAAGGCCATTGGTATTGATCTGGCCTTGAATCGAACCAGCATTCCCAAGGCCCGTCTGCTGGCCCGTTGGCGAGACATTTCCGGCGAGCGGGCCTCCAGGAGCAAACGAGGTCTGGATCGGGTTGGAATAGCCAAGATTTGTCTGTTGTCCGGTCGAGGAAAGATTGTTCTGGATGCCGCCGGCATCGCCGATGCCGGTCTGGATATTGCCGCCGGATGCTATGCCGAATAGCGGGCTGACGGTGCCAAAACCGCTCTGCGGGGTCCCGCCATTGATGTTGGTGACAAGCGATGGAATGCCGTCGCTGCCACCATCGTACAACGGCATGTCGCCGCCGCCTCCAAAATTAAGCTTGCTCGATAGAACATCCTGCACATTGTTGAGGGCCTGCCCTGCGGTCCCGTATGCCTGCTTCTCGATGCCGACCTGCTTGTTGTAAAGGTCTTGCTGGTCGGGAGAGAGTGAGACATTCTGCGTGAACTGGGGCGTTCCGTTATTGTCGGAAACCATTTGCCCGGTCGCATCGTCCCAATGCTGGGTTCCGGTGCCGGGCGTCTGGGTCTGGGTATAGGTTACTGTCCCCCACGGCGTGTTCTGATTGACCGCGTTGAGCTGGGCCTGAGTGATGGCCGTGTCCTTGTTCGCGGCACCTTGCGCGTTGGCAAGGGCGACGGGATCAGGCGGCGTTGGCGCTTGAGGGGTGCTTTTGCCCACTATTCACTCCGTAAACTCGGTCGTAATCCTTGCGGAACATGCGAGAAATCATGGCGTGTTTCTTGCGGCCGAAATGGTCCACAAGCATTGCCTCTCGCGTGAAGCCGAAAGTCAGGCCGAGCTTAAGAGTGCGTTCACTGGTATGCGGAATGGCGGTCCAGACCTTCCAGACCCCTTGCTGATAAAACGGATAATGTAGAGCCGCTCGTGCTATCGAATGCCGCTGCAAAAGCCAGCGCGGGCTGTCCGACGCCAAGGACAGTTGCATTGTGCTGCCGGTCGGCCACGTTTGCAAGTCATGGAAGACAAATCCCGCCACCGCCCGGCCGGCATCGTCTATGACACCTATCGAGGCGCATGGCCCAAATCCGCGGGCCAGACCTGGGATGCGGTCTGCCACCCATCTTGCCACGGCCGGATCGGCAACAACCTGCATCAATAGATGGTCCCCTTCGCCATCTGGAAGCCGATATTGAAGCCGTTGAATTGGACGGACACGCCGTTGATTGCGCCCTTGCAGCGGGCGGCCACGGCGCTCCCGAAGCGTCCCACGGTTTTCCAGTCCCGGATGAGGACGCCAGAGCCAGCCCATTTGCAGGCGCCCCACTTGCCGACGCCCCAAACGCCAGCCTCGCCCGGCGTGGCTGTGACAGAGGCGGTAGGGGCAACATCATCAAAGTCCACATTGACCCCAACCGCGATGGAGACGGTGCCGGAGGTCAGGAACAGCGGCTGGATATTGTTGAAATACTTGTTGACGTTGGGCGAGCCGCAATAAGTGAAGGCGGTCTTTATCTCCCATAGCAGGTCAGAGCCGTTGTCATTCTGGCCGTAGTCTGCCTGATAGACTGTCCCGTCATTGCCGCCAAAGAACAGGTCGTTATTGAGCAGCCCCCAGCAATTGCCGTTCAGGTTGGTGAACCTGCACCATGAGCCTGAGATGACGTTCATCACGAATTGGCGCTGGCGCGTTCCTTCAATTTCAGGGACATTGAAGATGACATAGCGGGCGTGGGGATAGACGATTGCCTCCCAGCCGAAATGGTCCTTGTACTTTTGCGCTGCCGCATTGAAACTGTTCTGTATTTTTGCCGTCAGGGCAACGCGGTCTGCCTTGGAGCGGTCATTGACGATCATCTGGGACAGCGGCACCGCGCCCTGCGTCGTAATGATGACTATATCGCCGCCAATCTTGACGATGGGCCGGTTTCCGACCGGATAGCCGACCTGATATATGCCATGCAGAACAAAGTCGGTATTGGGATTGGTCCCCATGTAAACCAGCGCTTCGCCATTGCTGGTCAAAAACACGCAATAATTATCGACGCTGGCGCCGGCATCGAATGAGAATGATGCCCCGGCGATCAAGCTGCCGCCGAATTCGGCCACGCCGCCAAGCGGAAACTTGGTCAATGTCCCTGATATGGCTTCGGACGCCGCATACCATGCGTCAAGCGTCCCGTCCTGGCAGAAGAAAATACGTTCCTTGAACTGGAAGGGATAGATCAGTGTCGAGGCCGAACCGGCGGAATCGATCGATCCTGTAAAGACGGTCGTTGACCATGCCGAGCCGTTATACTTGAGTGGTGTATCCGCCCCATTGACGGCAATGATGTAGGACCCGCCTGTGTTGGTGAAATTCACCCATTGCCACTTGTTGACAGTGATGCTTGTCGAATATGCGGACGTTGCGGCACCAAGACTAGTTACGTCCCAGATGTGGCCGTTGGCCCCGGCGAAAAGCTCTTGCTCTCCGTCTGGGGCGAAATAGGTAAAGAGCGTCTGCACCGCCGCGCCGCAACCAGTGGCATAGGAACGATAGCCCTTGCGGGTCTTGCAGTAATTCGCCTCTGGAAACACATTGTCCAGAATAAGCGCATCGGACGGCGGCATGTCCTGAAGTGCATCGCGGGCGTTGAGGCCCCCCACTGGCGACGGCAATGTTGCGACCCGCGTAGTCGCCTGCCGCTGTGGATTTTGCCTGAGCGCTGCCAGCATCAGGAGGGCCAGTTGCTCTGCGGGATATTGAAATTCCACGGATTGCGCGGATAGCCGCCCAGATAGACCTTCTGCCTGCCACCGTCGCGCGACACTGCCTGCTGCTTGGCGATTTCGTAGCTGCGGAAGTCCTCCGCATAATCCATGCCCTTGGATTTGAGAAAACGCCAGCGCGTCCCAAGCGCAATGATCGTCTCATCCAGAACCGCAACATCGGCATCGGCGGTATATTCGGTTTTGGAACCCTGCACCCAGTATGTCGAGCCATACTCATAGGCGATGGTCTGCCCCGCAGCGGGCGTGGGATAGATCAGGATATCGCCGCCGCGGAAACGGAACACGGCGTTCGGGATTGCAAGCAGCGCAATGGCCTGGAATGCCTGCCAATCCTCCGGGCTGACGGGACCACCAACCTTCACCTGTGTTCCCCGGTTCCACATGGTATCGTTCATGTACCAGTTGAAATCCGTGGGGACGGCCCCGGTCTGGACGGCCTGTGCAACACTGGTGAATGTCTGCTGCTTCAACAACGCCGTCCATGTATGCGCGCGTGACAGGTCGCGCCCCTCATCATTCATGATGGTGCGAATCTGGATGATCTGTGGATCGGTCGATGAAAACACCGCGTTAGGCGCGGTGATGCCCAGCTTGCCGCAGACGTTCTGAACGACAGTAAGGGCGCTCATGCGGCCATCCGTTTCTCGGCCACAAGCGCGCGATAAATGTCAGGGAGCAGCCCAGTCCCATGGACATGGAATTGGCAGCCCATCCCAGCGAACTGGCGATAGTAGAACTCGAACTCCCCGGCCTGCCTAACCATCCATGGCGAGCAGCGATATTCCTTCTCACCATACTTGGCCGTGATGGTGTCGGGCTCAACGCCATCGTGTTTCACATAGGCGTGGTCCGCGCCATCGTCGGCATAGGACGAATCCATTCCGTAAAAATGAATGCTCCTGAAGCCTAGCAGATATCCCAGATGCGGCGCCCTCATGCCGATGGTGTTGCCGCCACCAATCAACGAGCCGGGCTTGTCTGGAAACTCCTCCAGAATAGCGATCTGGTCCTTGTTTCGACCTTCGCCATAGTCGCAATGGAACATCACGACCTTGCGGCCTTCCAGTGCGTCCAGAACGGAGCCATGCACTGTCGAGGAAACCATGTAGTGACAGCCCGGATCGGGATCAGGGATAAAGCCCGTCACGACCGGCGAGATATCGAGGAAGGCACAAATATCCGGCTTGATGCCATTCGCTAGCAGGAACTTTGCCGCGCCGTTGCAGGCAAGAACGCAGGCCCCGGCCTTCTGCCTGCGTTTGATCGAGGCCAGCCGTGTCCGCATGGAAGGGCCGCCCGCCACGATGACGAACTCTTTGCCCTTCCCTATGTTGGCCCCGACAAACCACGGCACATCGCGGGCGCAGTTCTCCCGCATCTGCGCCATGGCCGTCGCATAGCGTCCGTCAGGCTGCATCCTTCTGCTTGCCCTTGTTCAGCTTGGCCTTGACCTGTTTGCGCGCGTCCTCGGGAAGCTCAGCCAGAGCCTCGGCCAGATCGAGATACTTGGCTTCGAGGTCCGCGAACCGCCCCTCTATGTCCTCTTTTTCCTTCTTGGCCTGAAGCGCCGCGGCGGAATTGGTGGCGCTGTCCAGATAGTCCTTGGCCTTCTTGACCAGGCCGCGCCCTTCCATGCCGATGCGCCCGATATGCTCATCGGTCAGGCCGGCAAGGGCTTCGACATTGTGAACGCCGTGATGCTTGAGCAAATGGACCTGTGCCCGGTTGACCATGGGCCATGCTTCCAGCGGCGTCCCCGCTTCCAGCATCATCTTGTTGTTGGCCTTGTAGGCCTCGATGGTCTTGCCGAAGCGTTTGTAAACCGCCTCGTTCTTGCGAACCGCGCCGAACACCGGATGCGGAAATTCCTTGGGGTATTCTTCCTCGACAACCTGATCGGAGGATGATTTGTTGTCGCCGGGGACGGAAATCTTGACCATCAGGACGCGGTTGAACTGGCCCGGGTGCATTCCGTTCGCCTTGGAGTCCTCCCAGAACTCAAGAACGGCCTTGCCGCCTTCGTCATTGACCAGAATGGGGGGCGATACATCGAACATGCGATCTCCTAGTGGGCGGTTTCGATTGTCTGGCGCTGGGACCATTGCAGCATCCCGTCGCCGTAAAGCGTCAGCTCAAGGCCGTGCAGCGGGCGCGTAACGGAGGCAAAATCCTCCACCTGACGGGCATGGGATGGCATCGCCACAAAGGCGCGGCCATTGCAGATATAGGTCTGCAAGGAATCCCGGCGGTCCTCATACATGGGGGTATCGACACTGATCCGGCCATCGACAGACAGCGATGCGTCAAGACCAAGGACATGCACATCGCGCCAGCCAAGAACCCATGCGAGGTCCAACGCGCGCGTTCCTACCGTGCCGCCACCGAAGATGATGGGACCGACAAACACCGGCATCCCCCAATCGTCGGGCTGGGCTGAATGCCAGAGCGTGACGCTACCGCCTCGTTCCAGCGCGCGATCAATCAGTTCGGGATGGGTCGTGGCCGCGAACAGGAACTTGTCCCCGGGCCCCATCTCCTGAAAATATGCCTTCACGGGCTCTTCCGGGGCCAGGCACACGCCAAAGTCCGGGCGGATACCTTTCCCACAAAGCCAGTCATAGGCCGCGTTGAGAGCCCAGATTTCGCCCTTGCGGGTGCCATCCGGGTTCATCAATTCAGGCCATGTCTCACGCAGCGACGGGCCGGAACAGACGATATAGAGCGGGCCCTCCTTGGGCTCCTCCGTCTCAATCTCTTCCAGCCCGCGCCCGGTATTATGCTCGATGTTGCGCCGGAAAACGGCTGGAGCCGCTTTCGCATTCAGCAGCCATTTTACCGGCGCATTCATCTTTAAACCGCGTCGTAGGTCAGCGAGAAGTTGCTCGTGCGGAAGGTGCGCGAGCCGCTTGACCCTGCGGGCTGGGAGTCGGTCAGTACGATGCCGTTCACGCGCTGGACAGTGCCGGCGGTGGTGTCATCGA